TAATTGTATTACTTGCATTTAACGTACCTGTACTTACACTTGTTGTTGCTAATATTGTTCCTGATGTAATTCCTGTACTTGCATTTAACGTACCAGTTGTTATATTTGTAGATATATCGTTTGTTGTTCTTAAAGTAGCAATTGTTATATTTGTTGTAATTGTATTACTTGCATTTAATGTACCTGTGCTAATACTTGTTGTTGCTAATATTGTTCCTGATGTAATTCCTGTACTTGCATTTAACGTACCAGTTGTTATATTTGTTGTAATAAAATTTGTATTTTGAAGTGTTCCTATTGTTGATGTAGTAATATTCGCATTTGTTAGTTGTGCACTTGAAGAAGTAATTCCTGTACTTGCATTTAATGTAGCAGTTGTTATATTTGTTGTAATTGTATTACTTGCATTTAAACTACCTGTGCTAATACTAGTTGTTGCTAATATTGTTCCTGATGTTATACCTGTACTTGCATTTAACGTACCAGTTGTTATATTTGTTGTAATAAAATTTGTATTTCTTAGTGTTCCTATTGTAGACGTTGTAATATTCGAATTTGTAAAAATTGAGTCACCGATAACATGCAATTTAACACTTGGTATTGTTGTACCAATACCCAAATTACCATTTGATGCAAATAACATAATACCATTAGCATTACTTGCTTCTAATGTACCATTTATATCTAATGTAAACGCTGGAATTGTCGTACCGATACCTATATTTCCAGTTGTTCTAACTATCATGTAAGCAGTTCCTCTTGACATATTAGTTATATACAAATCAGCAACACTATTTGCAGATGTTGTGTCACCGGTTTGTATATAATTATTTGTACCATCTTGTGACAATTTAATAGTCATTATTATATTACTATAAATAAACAAAAAAATGTTTCGTGCGATATATTTATAAAAATATTTTATTCTATCAAATTATAACATGTCTGAACAAGAATTAATTAGCCGCATATTAGATCTACATATTCCTGTAGTTATTATGCCAGTAAATTGCGAAAATGAAAACGAAACAGTTGAAGAACTTATGTTAGATCATCCTGGTAGTCATACAAACGAACGTTATATTATTGGATATAATAATAACACAAATTCCAATGATAAAACAAATGAATTAGATAAAATACCAGGATTTAAATCAAAACATAAAATGTCACATGCTTTACATGGTTGTACAGCAACTGTAAATAAAGATCTTGTTCCTCAATTAATGGATGATCCTGATATTTTGTTTATAGAAAAAGATGCTGTTATGTATGATATGAGTTATTCTAAAGAACCACTAGATGAAAAAAATATTCAACAATTTCAAACCTTGTGGCATCAAACTATTACAAATTGTGCAATGTCAACAACCGATGATTTTTCAACTATCAATTGTTATGTGTTAGATTCCGGTATACTTAATACACATACAGAATTTAATACAGGCCAAGTTGTTCTTGCATATAATGCTATGACAAAAAATACAGCTGCAAAAGACGACAATGGTCATGGAACTGGAGTAGCATCTATTGTAGGTGGTAAAACCGTTGGTATAGCAAATAAAGTTAAATTGCATTCTATCAAAGTTTTGGATGCAACAGGAAATGGTTATACATCTGATATTATATCGGGACTTAATTGGGTTATTACTAATAAAAAAACACCATGTGTTATTAATATGAGTCTAGGTGGTACATTTAGTTCTTCTTTAAATACAGCTGTACAAAATTGCATTAATAATGGTATACAAGTGATTTGTGCTTCTGGGAATGAAGGTGTTGACGCTGCAAATGTGAGTCCTGCTAATGTAACAGGTGCTATTACTGTAAGTGCTTATGATCAAAATAAAACAAAACCAACATGGAGTAATTTTGGAGCTGTTGTTGATACATTGCACCAGGATCTATGATAAAATCTGCTTGGGGTGATAATACAAGTTCTTACTTTTTAGTTAGTGGAACATCCTTTGCGGCACCAGTTATAACAGGTATAGTTTGTAGATATTTAAAACAATATCCAAATGCAACCCCTTCTGATATTGTTGGATTTTTGTCACGTACAAATTTGTTAAATGAAATTATTAATCCTGGTTCAAGTACTACTCCAAATTTAAGATTAGTTTGGAATCCTACAAAATTAAATCCTTGTTAATTTATAACTCGATAAATTCTATTGGTATTAAACATTCTTTTTCTGTACATTTTTCTTTCATATAATCTTGTTTTTGATTATACAATTCAAGTGTTTTATTAAAATAATATTTTAAATTCATTTTAGGATAAAAACAAGTACCATGCTTATCCCACTCATGCTCCCATAAAGTTTCTGATTTACCATAACAACTATACCATTTTTCATCTAATTCATATTTAAATTCATTTAATTCTATTATATCAAATTTATCTGTCATATTACAATATACTGGATATCCACCTTTATTATAATCTATCCAAAGACCATGAATACTATAATTATCATTTTTTTTACATTTTTGTACAGCTAAAAAATATGTATAATATGAAATTAAAGACGTTAAATTCATTTTTATTATTCTTTAATAATAAAATTGTAAATTTTTAACTTGTAACTTGAACTTTTTAGACTTTTTTAGTCTTTCTTTTTGATCGTCTAACTGACCTTCTTACAGACCTTTTTACAGACCTTATTTTTCTTTTTGATCTTCTTTTAGATCTTCGTACTGACCTTTTGCTTCTTCTTACAGACTTTCTTACAGACCTTTTTACAGACCTTTTTAGAGACCTTCTTCTTCTTACTGACCTTCTTACAGACCTTTTTACAGACCTTCTTACTGACCTTCTCACAGACCTTTTTAAAGACCTTCTTCTTCTTACAGACCTTCTTACAGACCTTCTTACAGACCTTCTCACTGACCTTTTTAAAGACCTTCTTCTTCTTACAGACCTTCGTACCGACCTTCTTACAGACCTTCGTACCGACCTTCTTACAGACCTTCGTACAGGACTTGTTATTGTTCTAGATCGTGAAATAGGAGATAATTTAAATCTATCAGGGACATGTTTTTGCATATATAATAAATCATTATATACTGTTTTTGAAATTTCTGGATGACGATTCTTATTGTAAATAACTAAAACATTTAATCTTTTAATTATATCTGAATAAGTTGCTTGTTTTAACATTATCATTTTCATAAGCAGTGCTCTTCGCTCTCTTGCTAAATTTGTTAAATGATATCCCTCTAATAATCCTTTTGTTACAGGAATTCTAACGAGAGATTTTGATTTTCTTATTGATCGTTTACTTTTTGAACGACGGCGCGGTGATTTTGTTTTGAGCATTTATGTTATGATAATATTAAATAAAAAAAATTTTTAATTATTCAATTTGTGATAAATATCTATTAATAACTCTTGAATGCAAATTTAATTTATTAAATGTTTTTAAAATTGTAACAATTGATAAATCGTGTAAATTAGCAAAAATTTTAATATCAATATTTATATTATTTACTTTTAAAATATAATAAAAACAACATACTCCAATAGATAAAGGTGTATGATCAATTAATATATCATTTGTTTCACAAAATTTTATAAGTGCTTTTAATTTCATTATTAGAATTTCTGGTATATCTAAATTATTTTTATCAATTACTTCCATTATATATTCAATTGGTGTTTTTACATTTAATGCTGTATTCTTTTTTAAATTTAATTTATTATTGTTAATTAATTCCAAGATCATACGATCTGCGCGGCTTACATATTTTATATCTAAATTTATTTTTTTAGCTAATTCATACGATGAAATATTTAAATTATCATCATTTGCAACATATTCTATACAACTAAGAATTATACCATCTTTTACTCGCGCTCTTTTAGTGCCTTCATATTTTTTTATTGTAGACATTACCATATTTACAATATCACAAATTTTAGGAATCAATCCTTCTGATATATTCATTTTAATACATAAATTTGTTGTATATGTAGATAATTTATACGAGTTTTTTTCATCTTTTGACCATGCATACCATTCTTGCATTTTTTGAATTTTAGAAAATTGTCCATTATAATTTATTTTTTGTTTTGAGAATGGCACTTCGCTATTTAAAAATACTGTATTTGAAAAAACATTATCATTTACAAGCCCACATTCACTACAAACAAGTTCTGTATCATTAAAACAAACGTTTTGATTGTTACAATTCTTACAATTAAAATAATCAGTAGTAGTGTTATTAGTAGTGTTATTAGTGTCTACTTTTTGATGCGAAATTTCTTTTTTGTCCTTTAATTTTCTATTCAAATGTTCATCATAATGTTTATCTTTAATATAATCAAATTCCTTCCAAATTGATTCTAAAGTGTCAGGTGATGTCATTATTTAATTATTGGACATTTTTGTGTATTTTTCATTTTTTTTACTTTTAATAAAATTAGTTAACATATTCCTATATCTTTCTTTAAATATTATGTCATCTAATATTTACCAATCGCTTTTAAAAATTAAATAATAAACGATAAACTCCTTCAGAACTAAGAAAAACAGTATTTTGTTCTCTACACGTGATAACTTTGTATTTATACACGAATATTTGTTAAATTTAACGCATTTTCTATATCAGATGCTTTAAAATAATATACTTTTTTATTATTTTCTTTGCTTTTATAATTAGTGAATTAATTTTAAATCGAAAATTTTTATTAAGATTATAATAAAAATTTTAAAAGTCATCTGAATCAAATGATATTTTACGGTCTTCTTCTGAAGCTCCAACATTAGATTTCGTATAATTACTATTAACACATTCAAAGAATGATACTTTTTCGTTAACAGAAATTAATTCCATAAATCCAAAAGGATTTTGTGTATTATATATTTTTAAAAAAAATCATATTTACAATTGTTTATGATTTCTTGATTTTTAATAATACATCTTAATTTTTCAAGAGTAATATTTAATTTTGTATATACTTTTTTCATACTATCATATATTATAAACGTATTATTTTTTATATCTATTTCTTTAACTTTTTTACTATTATTTTTATTTTCAGTATCATTTACATATTCCCATTTATATTTATTACATACTCTATTATTTTTTATACACTTTCTTAATGTTTGACGGCATATTCCGCGTTTTTCATATAATTCTTTCATAGATTTGTAAATGATAATTTCATTTGTTTCTATATTTATTTCTCTTATCTGTTTACTATTATGAATTTTATAATTATCAAATTCATCGGGTATTTTATCATTATAAGATGATTCATTTACATAATAAAAATTATTTAATATTTTTTCTTCTTCAATATACCGATTTAATTTACAGATTCCTATATGTAATAGTTTACATAATTCAGATTTTGTTTGATATATTTTTACAAAATTTTTATTTTTATCTAATTGTATGACTCGTTCTATTTTATTACCATCTATAACTATTTTGTTGGTTGGATTTATTTTTTCACCAGTATAATTCCATCTAAAATCTTTATACACATTGTTTTTTTTTATACTTCTGTATATACCATTATAATTAAACTCTGGATTTTTTATTATGATAGAATTAATACATTCATAAGTTTCTATTATTTTTAATGTTGCAGGATCTATTTTATCAACTTTTCGTTTTTTATATATTCTATCTTCAACTGTATCTTTATTTTCAATAAATGGTTTAATTTTGTTGTCATCCAATTTATAATCTAATATTGTTTTTTCTAAATGTTCTATTTTATTTTTTAGTTCATTTATATATTCATCTTTAAATAATTCCTTTTTCAATTCTATTATTTCATTTTCTAAATTTATAATCTTATTTTTTAATGTTATTATTAATAACTTATCATCTTCTACTTCTTTATTTAATTCTATTAATTTATTTTTAATCATTTCTATATCATTCACTTTTAACAATTCTGTTTGATGTTTATCATTAATTATTCTTTTTATTCTAAATTTATATTGTTCTAAATAATCTATTAATAATTTTTCCAACATTTTATTATCTTTACTTTCTATACAATATACAAGTTCTATATCTTCACCAATTTGATTTTTATGTGTTCTTAATCTTGTTACTATATCATCAGTGTGACCAAATTTATATACAATTTCATCGTTAATTGATATTTTGATTAAATATACTAAACATCTTTTATTGAAACTATTTTTTAATGTTATTTCAACTTCTCTCTTTTTCTCTAAATCTTTATTTTTTAATTGAATTTCTTTTTCTTCAAGTAATTTATCTTTATTTTCTAATTGTTTTTTTAATTCAATTGATTCATTAAATATTATATCATCTAATATTGCACCTGCCCATTTACGAAATTTCTTTGCCAATGGTTTTTTACTATTATAAAGTAAACGATAAACTCCTTGGGAACTTAAAAATAATGCTTGTTGTGTACCTCCTTCTGGGGTATAAGCATTCCTTAACCCCCTCTCATCATCATCATAATTTTGTATTGATACGTTAATATTAGTTAATTCTAATGCTTTTCCTATATCAGATGCTCTAAACCAATATATCTTTTTATCGTTTATATTTTCTTGTAATATTGAAATTGGATTATTTTCAAATGCTTTTACTATACAATTATTATCTTCTTTAATTTCTTCCATTGGGTGAAAAAGTGTTTATATCCTTCTAAAGTAAATTCGTTTTAAATTAAAAACGCAGAAGAATTCAAATTAATTTAATTAAATTAATTTGAATACATAAACTAAACTCCTTGTGAACTTAAAAAATGATATCTTGTTGTGCGCAATAATTAAAAATCATCAGAATCAAATGATATTTTACGGTCTTCTTCAGAAGCGCCAACATTTGATTTCGTATAATTACTATTAACACATTCAAAGAATGATACTTTTTCGTTAACAGAAATTAATTCCATAAATCCAAAAGGATTTTGTGTATTATATATTTTAGAATATCCTAATAAAACTAACCATCTATCTGCAGTGCATTCAATGTATTGTTTCATTAAATTACAATTCATACCAATAAGTGATACAGGAAGTGATTCTGTAATGAATTCTTTTTCAATTTCAACCGCTTCTTTGAAAATTGAATGTACAGTTTCTTCACCAATTTGATTTTCAAGCATTTTGTACAACGATATGGCGAACTCTGCGTGCAGATTTTCGTCTCGCGCTATAAAAGAATTAGCAGTACTTAGTCCAGGCATAAGACCTCTGTTTTTTAGCCAATAGATTGCACAAAAAGATCCAGCAAAGAAAATTCCTTCAACACATACATATGCAAGTAAACGTTGAGCAAAACTTGGTCTTTCTCGTACCAAGAAATTTAAGGCTTCTTGAACTTCATCGCTAGAATCATCAAATCCACTTAAAAATTCAAGAGTTTGCATATACTTTTTGGGAATACTTTGTTGAAGTGTACTTCCTTCTTCAATCCATTTAAGTGCCCAATCCGCTTTCTTTTTAACTGCCGGTATGGTTTCCATTGCTTTAAACAGTTTCATTTTTTCATCTGTATCACTCACATATGTATCTATTAATACAGAATATGTTTCACTGTGAATTGCTTCTATCATCATTTGAACAGAATAGAAATTACGTGCTTCTGGAATTTGTACTTCATTGTAAAAATTTAAGACAATATTTTCATTAACAATACCATCACTTGCTGCAAAAAATGCTAAAATATTTTTTAAAAAGTATTTTTCATTATCAGTTAATTTATTATTCCAATCTGTTAAATCGTCTGAAAGTCTGATTTCTTCAACAGTCCAAAATGTTGCAACATGGTCTTTATAAAACTTCCATAAGTTAGGATATTTAATAGGAAAAATTGTATATCTGTCACTTCCTTCCGCTTTTATAATAGATTCCATGTTGTTTAACTTTATTATATAAATTAATTTTAATTTTTTACTTTCAATTTCTTATTTTTTAAACTTGTTGGAATTTTTTTATTGCATTTATTTCATTTAATTACTTTTCTTGTTTATTTCATTTAATTTAATTTAAATCTAAAAAAATTTAATTATAAAATAATATTTAATATAATAAAAAACATGTATATAAAAAATATAAATATAATAGGATATTATGATCATTCTAATATTGGCGATGAACAATATAAATTATCATTTCAATCTTTGTTTTCTAAATTATTTATAGAATCAGATACTTCTTATAATTTCAAATTCTATGATTGTGATAAAATCAATTTAGTAGAATTTAATGAAGATGATATTATTATTTTGGGTGGTGGTGACATATTAAACGATTATTTTTTGGATAAAGTTATTTCAAAATTTCAGGGGACAACAAATAAAATTTTGGCTTTGTCTGTTGGTGTACCTTATACTTCTATTTTAACTGACACCAATAAATTAAACATAATAGATTATATTTTTCTGAGAACAAAACAAGATATACATTTATTTGAAAAATATTTTCATCCACATCGTATTATGTATTTACCAGATATTTCATTAGAACTTATCTTAAACATTCCTAAACCATTAAAAATTGACACAATTGACACAATTGACACAATTGACACAAGTAATTTAGTAATTTCTGAATTTAATACAGTTTATGAAAAATTAAAAGAAATAAAGTCTAAAAATACAAAAATTGTAGCCATTTGTTTAAATAGGCATATTTATAAATCCAAAAATTACGATTCTATTTTAAATAACTTTACACAATTTATAAAATTTTTAACGAATTTTGAATACCATGTTGTTTTTGTGCCTTTTAATACAAATTTTAATAATCCAAATGAGAATGATATTTTAATACAATATGATTTAATTGATAAATATAAAAAACTAACATGGTCGCAAAATAGGTACAAAACTCATTTAACAAATATAGATTTTAGTTTAACTGTTGATCAAACGCTTTTATTATTTAATTTATTTGATATATGTGTTCCTATGCGTTTTCATGCTTGTTTATTTTCTATTTATAAAAATATACCATTTTTTCCTATCTTTACCACACGAAAAATTAGAAATTTATTGGTTGATATTGATTGGTTATATGGATATGAATTAGACACTGACGCAAATGATTTACCAAAATTTTTGGATATAACTGTATTAATGAATAGATTTGTTTCAATGTTACATTCTCTTTCTAATATTTATTGTGATTCTAAACCAAATATTCAAAAAAAATTAGAACATATTAATTTAAATTTGTTTGGAAAGGAATATAATAATTCCTATTTACAAATTAAAGAACTTGTTTTAACAAATATATTAAGTGACAAAGAAGATTCAAGTCTTAATTTAATTGATCAAAAAATTATTGATATTTACAACTCTGTACAAGAATTTGCAAAATTACACAATTTTGACGATTTCAGAAAAGTCAATGATACAACTCTTCAAGACATTATTGTAAGTATTGTTTCTTATAATTTAACAAATGGAAATATTATTTCAAAATATAATTTTGGCTTAAAAGACAAGATGTTTAACGAAAATTACGATTATAAAGAAGAATGGAAATGGATTTGTGTTAATCAGGAAAATTCACATAAAGTAAATAACTTATTATCAAATTCATATGGCATTTTTGATGTCGGATTTATAGATCAAGAAGACTATTCAGGTTGTCATAGATCTGGTTGGCAATTTGTTTATGAAAATATTAAATATTTACATAATGAAAAAAGTAATTTATTATTTGATTTATATGTTGATCGTACATTCCATTGGAACAAAGAAATCAATAAAGCGTTAAAATTAATTCCTTATAAAAAAAACTGGATTGGTGTTATACATCATACTTTTGATACATCATTTAGTGATTTCAATTGTCATAATTTATTACAAACACCTGAATTCTTACAAAGTTTAGAAGTATGTAACGGATTAATTGTATTATCTCGTACTTTGGCTGTTAAATTAAAACAAGAATTAATTAAATTAGGGTTTGAAAATGGACCAAAAGTTGTATATATGACACATCCAACTGACATAAATGTTCCAAAATTTACAATTGAAAAATTTTTAAATAACAAAGATAAAAAAATAATTAATATAGGTGGATGGTTACGTAATATTTATAGTTTTTATAATTTAACATTGCCAATAACAAATTTTAAAAACGGAATTATCAATGTAACTCAACATGTATTTAAATTCCGAAAAGTTGCTTTAAAAGGAAAAAATATGAATAATTATTATCCGTTTAATGATTTTGAAGAATCTTTATTTAATACATTAATAACAAAATCCTATAATTCACAAAATGAATTAAGTAATATAAGTAATGTTGGAAATGCTTGTTGTAATTTGCAGAATATTTCTTCTAATATTTCTTCAAATATTTCCACAAATCCTGCAACTTGTTGTAAAAAAATAACAAATAATTGGTATAAACATTTTTATGATGATATTATTGAAAAATTGAAAACTGTTGATATAATTAAATATACAAATAATGACGAATATGATAAATTACTTACTGAAAATATTGTGTTTATTAATTTAATTGATGCATCTGCTGTTAATACTATTATTGAATGTATAGTAAGAAATACACCAATTATTGTAAATAAACATCCTGCTATAGTTGAAATGCTTGGTGAAGATTATCCATTATATTATGACAATGAAGGTGTAAATAATACAAATATAAATAAACAAATAGAATTATTATTACAAAATGGTAAAAAAATTACAAAGGCATATTCTTATTTGAATAAAATGAATAAAAATAAATTTATGATTCAAAATTTTATATTTGCTTTGATAAAACTTGTTTATGAATTACAAAATTAAATAATTTAATAGATATAAAAATTAAATTATTTGTTAATATTATGACTACAGGATTCTTTAACGATCCATTTTTTGCAAGAAATTTTGTATATGGTGTTCAAGACAGCCTTATATCAACAAGTGGTGTGATTTTAGGTGTATCTTTTGCTAAATTTAGTAATGTGAATATATTAATTACTGGTTATATTTTAATTTTAGTAGAAGCATTAAGTATGGGTTATGGTAGTTTTATATCAGAAGATGCATTTATGAAAACAGCTAACATGAATTATACAGAAAAAACAACGCTAAAATATGGGTTAGTCATGTTTTTTTCATATGCTTTTGCTGGATTAATACCATTATTACCTTATATCTTAAAATTAAATGATGCTTGGAAATATAGTATAACTCTAACATTTTTATCATTATTAACATTAATTTATACATTTCAACATGATATCAAAAAAACTATAAAACAAACATTTATTGGATTTATTATTTTAATTATAAGTTTAAATGCTGGTAAAAAAATTAAAAATATTTATTAATAATTTTTTAAAATTTAATTACTTTAAAAATGATATATTATTACTTATAACTCTATCATTTTCTATATCTATATCAACTATAATTTGAATTTTCTTTGTTTGTTGTGGGTGTGGTTGTGGTTGTGGTTGTGGTTGTGGTTGTGGTTGTGGTTGTGACTGGTCTTGAATATTTCTTAAAATATTTAAAAAATCAAAATCTTGTTGCTGAATTTGCGAAGATGCATATAAGGGACCATTTTTAGAAGTATCTCTATTAAGTGACCAATTTGATAACATAGTAAACCATTCATTTTGTTTTGCAAAATTAACTAATGTAATTGCATTATTTAATGTAAATATTTCACTTTGTATATCATTTACACCAATCATAGGTGTTGCGCCAATATTACAATTATATCCAATTGATTTAATTTGCGAAAATGTATTTTGTGCAGCATATATTGCAAGTGTACCTAAATCTTTACCCTTTGAATAATATTCACCATAATCCATTGTCATTATGTTTACTAGATCTATTTTAACATTATTACTCTTTGCATTTTTCAAGACATCTATTCCATTATTTGATAATCCTTCAGGTGTTACTGGTAAACAATAAGCAACCTTTAAATTTGGATTATTTTTTTGTAAAATAGCAATTGCTTTGTTTCTTCTATCAATTGAATTCGGTTCCGCTAATGCTATTCCTTCAATATCAAAATCAATATATTTTAAAGAATATGTATCAATAACATCTTGATAATGTTTTACTAAAGTATTTAAATCTGTATTTGCCAATGCTAATTCTGTTCCATTCGCACCACCAAATGATACAATTACTTCTCCTCCTATCTCTCTTATTTTTGTTATTTGTTCTATAAAAAATTTTTTATTTAATGGTGTAACACCACCCCATGATGGTCCGTTTGTCTGATCCGCTACTATAAATGCTAATGTAAAATATTTATGATTTGTCTTTTTAATTACATCTAATAAATCTATCGTTGGCCATAATAATATATCTACGTATGGTGCATAAAATTTTTTAGGAATAGTTGAAACTGGAACAGGCGCTGGAACAGGCGCTGGAACAGGCGCTGGAACAGGCGCTGGAACAGGCGCTGGAACAGGCGCTGGAACAGGCGCTGGAACAGGAGGAATCGTTCCCATTTCTTTCCATAAAGCCGGTGTAACACTTGGTATCCATACAGAAATAGATGTATGTGCTATTCTACATTTATAAAATACATTTTGATATGTAACTATATCATCTATTTTATATTGTGTATTGGATTGCCATTCTTTGATATTTGATAACGTAGAACCTGGAACCGGTGCTGGAACTGGTGCTGGAACTGGTGCTGGAACTGGTGCTGGAACTGGTGCTGGAACTGGTGCTGGAACTGGTGCTGGAACTGGTGCTGGAACTGGTGCTG